TATCTGGAACAACAGCAGCTACAACTGCTACGTTTAGAATTATGGGCTTTTCGAGCGATCCAAATAACAGTACAACAGGTTCAGCTAACGTGAATGTGATTGTTAAATTTAATGAGCATTTCTATGTCGATCCAACAGGAGTATAAATAATGGCAATAAATAGAGCACAACTAGCGAAAGAGCTCGAGCCAGGTTTAAATGCCTTGTTCGGTATGGAATACTCAAGATACGAATCTCAACATTTAGAGATCTATGAAACTGAAACTTCTGATAGAGCATTTGAAGAAGAGACACTAATCGTAGGATTTGGTAATGCAGAGGTAAAAGCTGAAGGTAGCGGTGTCAGATTTGATACAGCTAACGAAGGTTATACATCTCGTTACACCCACGAAACAGTAGCTCTTGCTTTTGCACTAACTGAAGAAGCAGTTGAAGATAATCTTTATGATAGACTCGGAGCAAGATACACTAAAGCACTAGCAAGATCTATGGCTAATACAAAGCAAATCAAAGCTGCATCTGTATTGAACAATGCGTTCTCTACAACAGGTGGTGATGGTAAAACTTTAATAGCAACAGATCATCCACTAGGCGGCGGTGGTTCACTAGCAAACAGAGCTACCACTATGGCGGATCTTAATGAAACTTCACTTGAAGACGCATTAATTAATATCTCTACATTTACCGATGATAAAGGTCTTAATATTGCATTAAAAGGAATGAAGCTCATTGTTCCACCACAATTAGTATTTGTTGCTGACAGATTACTACAAAGCCCAGGCAGAGTAGGAACTTCTGACAACGATATAAATGCTATTAAAAATACTGGTATGCTACCTGATGGTTATGTTGTAAATAACTATCTGACAGATACAGATGCTTTCTTCTTGAAAACAGACTGTCCTGACGGATTTAAGTATTTTGAAAGATCTCCAATGACAACTTCATTGGAAGGTGATTTCGATACTGGCAACATGAGATATAAGGCTAGAGAGCGTTACAGCTTCGGATATTCTAACTTTAGAGCCGTTTACGGTTCTCAAGGAGCTTAAGGAACGATTTATTGTAGCGTTTCTCACTCAACTACAATTACTAAGGGAGCTTCGGCTCCCTTTTTTTGTTGATTACTTTCATTTCTAGGTGTAAACTCAAGATAGTTTAAAATTAATTAGCTTAATGAGGATCGATTTCGATTTCCATTAATACAAGTAAAGGAGTTCATAATGGCTAATCCACATTTTCAAAACTTAATATTATGGGCAGGTAATACTGTTGCTACGGAGCACAAGAAAAACCAACCCATGTTCGTTCCATACCCATCAGATCAAACGTACTATATGTACCATAATGATTTTTTCACTTATAACTCTGGTGATTGGACTATTACTACTACTGAAGCTGGAACAGGTAGTGCTACTGAGGCTGTAACTTCCTCAGCAGGAGGGGCTTTATTGCTTACTAATGCTGCTGGAGATAATGATTTAGACTTTTTGCAATTAAAAGGCGAAGGTTTTAAATTAAGCACAAGCAAAAGTGCATACTTTTCTGCTAGGTTTAAAGTAAATGATGTAGACCAATCTGACTTTGTTATGGGTCTTGGTATAACAGATACAACACCTCTTGATACAACAGATGGTGTATTCTTTATTTCAGCAGATGGCGATGCAGGTTTAGATTTCTTAGTTGAGAAAGATAACAGTGCTACTACTACAGAAGATGTAGCAACTATGGCGGATGATACTTTTATAACAGCAACTTGGTTTATAGATCCAAATGCTTCAAAAGTATATTATTCAATCAATAATGCTGACCCAGTAGGAGTTGCAATTACCAACTTACCTGATGATGAAGAATTAACCGTATCATTTGGTATCCAAAATGGCGAAGCTTCAGCACAAACTATGACTATTGATTACGTTGTAGCTGCTGTTGAAAGATAAGGAGTAAATTATGGCTGATGCAGTAACATCACAAACCATTCAAGATGGCGAAAAGACTGCTGTTCTTAAATTTACCAATGTGTCAGATGGCACTGGTGAATCGGCTGTAAAAAAAGTAGACGTTTCTGCACTAACAACAAATAGTGCAGGAGAGTCTTGTACTTCAGTATCAGTCGCTAGAATATATTGGGCTACTAGAGGTATGGGTGTAAATATTGAATTTGATGCTACTTCAAACGTGTTATTAACTGGTTTACCATCAGATAGCACTGGAGATGAGTATTACGATTTATTTACAGGCATTCCTAATAATGCAGGAAGTGGAGTTACTGGAGACATTGACTTTACTACTGTTGGACACTCTAGTGGAGACACATATTCAATCATTTTAGTTCTTAATAAAAACTATTAATGAATGGCTACCAGAAAACCAGCTAAACCTATACGCAGAACTACAGGCAAAGGCGGAAATTACCGCCCCACTAAAAAAGGGGCGGGAATGACCAAAAAAGGCGTAAAAGCCTACAGAAAAGCAAATCCTGGTAGTAAACTGAAAACTGCTGTAACTGGAAAAGTTAAAAAAGGTAGCAAAGCTGCCAAAAGACGTAAATCTTATTGTGCAAGGTCACTTGGACAATTAAAGAAAAGCTCTGCTAAAACTAGAAATAATCCTAATTCAAGAATACGTCAGGCAAGGCGTAGATGGAAGTGTTAAATGAAAAAGAAGGGAACTAAAAGAAAAGGACTTTGGGCTAATATTCATGCGAAAAGAAAACGCATAAAAGCAGGAAGTGGCGAACGCATGAGAAAACCTGGATCTAAAGGCGCTCCTAAGAAAAAACATTTTAAACAAGCTAGAACAACAACTAGGAAACGTAAATAATGTATGAATATAGTTGCACAGTTGAAAGAGTGGTCGATGGAGATACTGTCGATGTTACTTTGGATCTTGGTTTTGACATTCTTCATAAGTGTCGCGTTCGTTTATATGGTATTGATACTCCCGAGTCACGTACTCGTAACAAAGATGAAAAGGTTAGAGGAAAAATGGCTGGGGCTTTCTTAAAAGAGGCTATAGAAGACGGAGAAAAAATAGTTATACAAACAAAACTTAAAGATTCTAAGGGAAAGTATGGTAGAGTATTGGGAGATATAGTTGTAGATGATGTCAATATTAATCAACTTATGGTTAAGTGTCATTTAGCAGTAGCTTATCATGGACAATCGAAAGATGATGTAGAAGAGGAACATATGCGTAATAGAGATGTTCTTATAGAAAAAGGTTTATTTAACCCTGAGGAAGTAAAATGAAAATAGGTGGATTATTAAAAAATGTAGTGGGAGCAGTAGCTCCTACATTAGGAACTGCTCTTGGAGGTCCAATGGGTGGAATAGCGGCTAATATGATTTCAGAGGTGTTAGGAGTACCAAATAACCCTAAAGCAATCGAAAAAGCTATAGAGGATGCTACGCCTGAACAGATGCTACAACTTAAAAAAGCAGAAAAAGACTTTGAAATACGGATGAAAGAACTTGATGTAGATGTGTTTAAGCTAGAAGTGGCGGACACTCAAGATGCTAGAAAGACGTTTAGTAAAGACTGGACAGCTCGAATCGTAGGTGTATCTGTGGTTGGTGGGTTTATGGGGTATATATTTTTAGTTACCCTTCAGCCCCCTGAACAAAACTCAGAGGCTTTAATAAATCTTGTACTCGGCTACCTTGGTGGGTTAGCTAGTGCTGTTATAAGTTTTTATTTCGGCGCCTCAAATAAGTCGGATTAATGAAAAAATACATCAAAAAATACCCTATATATTTGTTAATTATATTGCCGTTTTACGTCACAGCTGACCAAACAGGTGACTGTACTGCTGGATCACAATATTGTGAACAAAACAGTTTAGATACAACGAACACGACAACCACAACGAATACAAATACGAATACAAATACGAATACAAATACGAATACAAATACGAATACAAATACGAATACAAATACCAACACATCGACTTCAACTAATACAAACACAAATACGAATACAAACACAAATACGAACACGAACACTAATACGTCAAACAACACTAACGTAAACACAACTACCGCTACTTCAACTGCAACAACAAATAACAGTAATACAAACGTTAATACGTCAACGTCT